ATGAAGACAATAGAGATACCAGTTGAATATAAACCTTTATTTGATACAAATTGGAGAGAAGCCGCAGTATATGGTGGCAGGTATTCTTTAAAGTCTCACACAGTAGCAAGAGTCCTTTTAATACAAGCAAGACAAAAGAAAATGAGGATGGCTTGTTTTAGAGAATTCCAAAACTCAATAGCAGACTCATCACACCAATTACTTGCAGACCTTATAAAGCTATATGAACTAAACGACTTTAAGGTAACAGACAAATCTATAATAAATACAATAACAGGCTCAGATTTTATATTTAAAGGATTACATCATAACGAGCAAAACATTAAATCAACAGAGGGTATTGATAAGGCATGGATAGAAGAAGCTCAAACAGTATCTAAAAGAAGCCTTGAAGTCCTTACACCTACAGTAAGAAAACCAGGCTCACAGCTCATATATACATACAACAGACTATTAGAAGATGACCCTGTACATCAAAGACTAGTAATAGAGGGAAGACCTGATACTTTAATAATCAATCAGAACTATGATGTAGCTATTAAGTATGGCTTTATGCCAGAAAACATCTTAAAAGAGATTGAGGACGATAAGAAGAACAGACAAGCACTATATAAACACAAATGGTTAGGAGAACCTAACTTAATGGAAAGAAAGATATATAAAGACTGGAACATTATAGAAGAAATACCTCACGAGGCTAGACTAGAACGATATTGTTTAGACTTTGGTTATAGTAATGACCCAGCAGCTATAGTAGCAATATATTATTACAATGGAGGATATATTATAGATGAATTAGCTTATCAGAAAGGACTGCATAATAAAGATTTAGCTGATATACTCATAAACCAAGAACAAAAGTCTTTAACTGTAGCAGATAGTGCAGAACCAAAGAGTATTGATGAAATTAAACTTTACGGAGTAAACATCACAGGTGCGATAAAGAAAGCAGAAAAGACTGGTCCTAAGATGACATATAACAAATGGGCAATAGGTGTAGTACAAGACCAAAAGATAAGCGTCACAAAGAGAAGCACAAACACAATCAAAGAGTACATGAACTATATGTGGGATATAGACAAAGATGATAAGATACTAAATGACCCAGTAAAAGTAAACGATCACAGTATGGACGCTATCAAATATGGAATTGTAAGTATCGCCCCTATTAAGAGAAAACAAGAGATAAGAAGACAAATAGGCGATAACTATTCAAGACAAGCACTGCGTAAGAAAACAAACATAGCAATATGATATTAGCACTAGGAACAGGTAGAAGTGGCACATCAGATGTAGCTCGTATACTAGAGGAGCAAGGTGTAATGATGGGTCATAGATTCCACATGGGAGATGAGTTTAATCCTAGAGGATATTTTGAAGATAGAGACTTCCAAGAACTAAACATGATGTATGTAATGCTTGGATTAGGTGAAAACCCAAAAGGAGACCAATTAAAGTTATGGTTAGATAGATTTAATAAGCTAATAAATACAAGACAAGAACCTTGGGGCTTAAAAGACCCCGGGATAGCAGACTTCCCTGAATTGCTAGACCATTACATGAAGTTAAACCCAAAGGTAATACTATGTGAAAGAAACAGAGAAGATACAGTAGCGTCGTTTATTAGAATGAAATTTAAAGGTGGAATGACTAGAGAGAAAGCTGAACACATCTATGACAATAGAACCAAGAATATTAAGAAAGCTCTTAAAGAATACTTAACAATAGATTGTTACGACATTAACAAGGAATATAAAATAGCAACATGGCTAAAGAAACACCAAAAGTCCCACACATAAAAAGATATGAACCTGAAGAGGATTTTGAAATAAAAATTCCTATCTGTTGCAGAGAAGGACACGATGATTGTCCACATGTTATCAACAAACCAAAGCGTAAGAAGAAAGTAAATATAGCGTTATGAAGAAAGATACACTAAATAAAATAAAGAAAGCTAAGGTTAATCCCATATTCGATGGACTATCAGATGAAATGAAAGACCCAAAGAATTTCTTGAAGATAGAGAGAAAGATAGTAAGAATAATGATATCAGACCACAAACACAGAACTATTAAGACCTTTAAGAACTGCAAAAGATGCCAAGCAAAAGTAAGAAAGAAAGCTGAAATGATTAAGGAGCTAGGTTTTAAGAGCTTCGAACAATATCAAAACTGGAAAAAGGTTATGGGTATTATTATTAACAAACAAAATTTAGAGTTATATGAAAAAAACTGATAAAGAAAATGAAGAGAAATATCAAGCTAATAAAGCTAGAGCTGAAAGGAGACGAGAAGAAAGAAAGAAGAAAGAAGAAGAGAAGTATAGGAAAAAGAAAATCAAAGAGACAATAGTAATGATAAATGATGTAGTTAAGTTAAAGATTGCCCAGTCAGATGTGCATGGTGTTGGAGTATTCGCCATGAGAGACATTAAAAAGGGCGATATGCTATATGCAAATGCTATACCAAACCTAGTAGATGTACCATATAAAGACTTTAAAAAGCTAAGACCTGAGATAGTAGAAATGATACTGAGCCACTTCCCACAAGTAATAAATGGTTCTCACTTTATGAGCCCAGATACTTTAATGCAGATGTATATGAACCATAGTGATAAACCGAACTATGACAGCTCAACAGATAAAGCATTAAAAGCAATCAAAAAAGGTGAAGAAATCTTTGAAGATTATCGTAAAATAGATAATGCAAAAAAGATTTTTGATTTTATTAAATAATTGTGCTATAATAGAATTATGTCATTACAGAAGTTCAAAGTGAAATGTGTTAAATGCAAAAACCAGTATGAGTCTGAAGAACCAGACGACTACTATTGCTCAAAATGCTTAAAAGAGAAAAAGAAATTAGCAGATGAGATTGACGCTCAGATAGCTAGTAGACCAAAAAGAAAAGCAGTAAGTGAATTACAAGAGTTTGACGCTATTGCTAAACAAAGAGGTGGTGGTAATTTTGTTAATATTAAAGACTTAGGGATAACCTTATGACGAAGACAAAACAGAAAATAAAAGCAACACTTAAGATATTAAGCAGAGTATATAAAGCTGATGGCAAGACTGTTGAAGAAGTAATAACAAACCTAGAACCACCAATAGCTAAGACAATAGGTATTTTAACCCTTGAAAAAGGTAAGCGTAAAAAAGAAAGAATAATTAACCCAAGAATGGTTATGGGTCTATGGGGTAAACAAAGCCCAACAATGAAAAACATAGCAATGAAGAATTTAATAAATTTATTTGGCGATTTTAATGATTGAATCAAACATTTACGAATACATAAAGGCAGAGGAGTCAGCTTTTGATACAGAAGAAATTAGAGTTGGTGACAACTGGAATTGGAATTTCAAGAGACATGTTCAAATGATTTTCCACCTAAAGAACAGTCAATTCTTTTCAGGAGAGAATAACTGGTTAAGAGCTTTTAATAACATAATGGAACCTATACTCAACCTCTCTTATTGGTCAGAGGATATTGAAGTAAAAGACATAGTATTTTTCATAGAACAAAAAGGTGGTAGAGCTTTATCTTTTCTTATAAAGAAATACCACGACGAAGTTTATATAAAGAAAAACAACATAGATACTCTATTAGATGAAATAACCGAGGAAGATGTAGACTACGGTGGTGTTTTGGTGCAAAAAGGAGAAGATAGACCAGAAGTAATTTATCTACCATCAATAGCTTTCTGCGATCAGACAGACATTGAGAGTGGTGTTATAGGTACTAAATTTAATTTCTCACCAGATAAACTAAGAGACATGAAGTTTAAAGGCTGGGGAGATGAAAAGAATGGTGCAACAACATCAATAGAGGAGCTAATAATACAGGCAGAAGCCAGCAAAGATCCTGCAGGTATGTCAGGTCAACACAAGAATAAGACAACAACTAAGAACATTGAAGTGTATATAGTTAGAGGTTCACTACCTGAGCATTACTTAGAGGATAACGACAATATGGATGATTATTATAATCAAATCCATGTAGTTGCTTTCTATACCAATAATGAAGAAAAAGAAGGAGTGACACTATACAGAAAGAAAGAAAAGAAGAAGAGTATTAAATTCCACACAAGCAAGAAAGTATACAGTAGAGCTTTAGGTAGAGGTGTAGGAGAAGGACTATTACACCCTCAAATTTGGACTAACTTTGCAGAAATACACAAAACTAGGTTACTAGAAGCAGGTTCAAAGAATGTTCTATATACAGACGACGATAGCTTCACAGAAACAAACAGAATAAACGATATGGAAAACAACGAAATCACCACGATAGAGGATGGAAAACAAATAAGACGAGTACCTACTGATAACCCAACAGAAATAACATTATTTGAGAATAGTATCAATAAATGGTTTGAGAACGCACAGACTATTGGTTCTGCTTTTGACCCTATAATGGGTAAAGAACCAGTATCAGGCACAACATTTAGAGGACAAGAAAGGACAGTACACCAAGGAAAAGGTTTACATGACAGAAGAAGAGGACAAAGAGCTAAATTCATTGAAGAACTATATCGCTGGGATATTATCCCTAGAATTAAAAAAGAGATACTTAATGGTAAGAAATTCCTAGCAACACTAACAACAGATGAATTAAAATGGGTATCAGATAGATTAGCTGAAAACTTCGCCAATAGACAGATAAACGAAGCAGTACTAGGTGGAAAATTACCTGAAGATAGAGAAACATTAAAGCAACAGTTCCTAGCTGATTTCTCTAAGAAAGGCAATAAACACTTACTTGAGATACTTAAAGGAGAGTTTAAAGATGTTGAGGTTAAGATGGGCATAAATGTTGCAGGTAAGCAGAAAAACCTAGCTGTAATGACAGACAAAATCCTCTCAATCTTCCAGTTTGTATTCTCAAATCCTCAAGGCTTCCAACAAGTTATGCAAATGGATGGAATGGCATCAGCTTTTAATGATATTTTAGAGTTTAGTGGCATCAATGGGGTAGATTTCTCAGAATTAGGTCAATTACCGGTTCAACAGCCAGCTGGCGGTGCAGAAGTACCACAAACATTAACACCACAACCAAATGCTCAATAAAACAGAAAAACAAAAGATAAAAATGTTTTTAGCCGATAAATTGACTAAGGATGCAGTAAAAAAAGTACTAAGAGAGTCATTTATTAAAGCTAAAGACGGTGATATTCACATGAAAGCAGCACAAATGATGGCGGTTAACTTATTAGAAGAAGGTTTTAAAGAATTAAAAAAATATTCCAACAAAGCAGAGCAAGAAATAAAAGAAGTAACACAAGTTGGATTATAAATTAGGTCGTTTATTAAAAATGTGGTATAATAATATTATGAAAGAAGCTATAACATATATTTTAACAGTATCGCTAATCATCTTAGCTGTCTTTGTAGCAGTAGACATGGCTGTAGATAAGATAGAAATGCCTGTAGGAAGCGTTAATAATGGAAATGAGTATAATGCTACCTCTACAGCTCAAAACACTGTATATGGAGCATTCTCAGCCAATAGAGCTATAAAACAAAGCTGGGGTACACTTGGGTCAGTTGTTATCACTGGTGCAAATACAGGAATTATAAATTTCTATAACGCAACAACATCAGACATAACAGCAAGAACAGGTAACACAGCAACATCATCACTTCTTATTGCATCAATTCCTGCAAGTTTGGCAGCAGGAACATATGTTTTTGATTTGAATTTTACAGATGGATTATTTTTAGACTTGGTTAGTGGTAATATGCCAACAACAACAATAACGTATAGGTAATTTTAAAATTTATTGAGTACCAATTAAGTGGAGCTGCTAATTAGCTTCCCTATAAGGACTGGTACTCATCTTATAGGGAATCTAATCGGCAGTTTCACAACTGTCGATTTTTTATTAGTTCAATAAAATAAAATATGAGTTTAGATAAATATAGGCTTCCATCTCTTAAAGATAAATTTAAGAGACAGGAAGATGAGAGGTTAGCAGAGCTTAAGAAGCTCGCTAAAAAGGATAAAAAAGAGTCCAAAAAGGATGAAAAGGTCGAAGTTAAAAGTAAAAAAACAAAGAAAAATGACAAATAAATTTAAAATAGGATTAGTTGTTGCGTTGTTTCTTGTAATAGGAGTAACTGCTGTTAAAGCTGATTATTCTTTCCTAGATAGGTTCTCAGATAGAGCTGGTGAAGTTTTTGCTAGGATAATGGCTGATAAAGTTGATGTAACAGAAGTAAATTTAGCTGCTAGTGCTGGTCCAGACCATTACGACCACCAAAGGTTTCTTTCAAACTATTCAGTAGGTGGTGGCGGTTATTACGCAACATCTTCAACAGCAGCTACATACACATTGACTACAGACCAATTCCCTGCAGACAGACGACACAATTACATTGAATGGACAGCTAACGTTAATACAGCATTGACTACAATGGCTAGTTCTTCTGCACCTTTAGTAGACTTGAAAGTTGGCGAGACCTATACAGTAGATGTATACGCTGCTTCTACTACAGCCGCTTCAACAATTACTTGGGCTGCAGGTACAGGTGTTGACTTGCAGGAAGATGAGGGAGAAACAGTAGTACAAAATGGATTAGAAATAGCAACACTTAAATTCCAAAAGAAATCTGATACAGATGTTATCTTATGGGTTCAAATGGGACAGGTAGGAGATTAATGTCGATTGGGTTATCATTCCCGTTATCAAAAATGTATAAGTTATTATTCTTAAAAAATAATTAGGTTCTCACTTTCCACAAAAGTGATTAACCATTTATCATTATGGAGGAAAAAAATGAAACACCAGAGGTAGAAGAAACTAAGGAAGAATCAACTGATGTTGAGGAAACCAAAGAAGAAACTACTGACTGGGAAGCAAAGGCTAAAGAATTAGAGGGTATCAATAGGAGGTTAAAAACTAAACTTGATAAATCTAAAGAAAAGCCTAAGACTGAAAAGTCTAAAAAGACCAAAGAGACAAATGAAGAGTTTGGTCTACTAGAGAAATCTTATCTTCGTTCAGCAGATATTGTTGATGAAGATGAGGTAGAGCTTGTTAAGAAGTTAATGGATGAAACAGGTAAAAGTGTTGATAATCTTATCGATACTAAATACTTTAAATCCGAGCTAGAAGATTTGCGAACTACGAAAGCTAACGAAAAAGCAACTTCAGGCGTTAAAGGTGGACGAGGTAGCTCTAAAGCAACTGACACACCTGAGCATTGGATTGCTAAAGGTGTTCCACCAACTAAAGAACAAGTACCGGATAGGAAGACACGAGTTAAAATTGCAAGAGCAATGATGGCAAATGCTTCTACTGGTGGAAAGAAATTCTATAACGACTAGGTCTTCATTTGATTAAAAATTTAATCAAAAGAAATCATGGCATATAGTAATACCATCACTTACGAAACTCTTTTTGAAGATGTTTTGCAAGACAGGTTGGACCATCCAACCACTTGGAAAGAAATGTGTGATGTTAATATTACCGATACTCGTGTAATTTCAACATCATATATGTCCACAACTCCTTCAGTGCAAACTGTATCTAGGGGAACTGGACATGCTATCCAAACATTTGTAGAGACTGCTGAGACTTTGACAATTTCAACTGGTAGAGACTTAGGTTTGTTTGTTGACTGGGGAGACCTAGCACAATCACCTTGGACAAAACCAGCAGAGTTATTTGATAGAATTGGTGCTCTACTAAACGAGTACATTGAAAGTGCAGTTCTAGGACAGCACGCAAGCTGGACTGACTTCGGTACATCAAGTATTGGAGGAGGAGGTGCAGCTACTGATCAAATTACAGTTTCTGCTAATAACATTGATGACATCATTCGTGGTGTTAAACGTGAAATTAGGGAAGCTAATGGTCAGTCATTTATGAATCGCAACGGTGTTGGATTCGTATGGAGGGCTGCTGACTTTGAAATCCTTGAGGCTTTCGTACAAGGTAACGGTTTCATGCTTGCTGATAAGGCATTAAAAGCTGGAACAGTAGAAGGTTTGCACTACTTAGGTTGTGACCACTACTGGTCAAATGACCACACTGCAAATCACTTGTTCGCTGGCGTTAAGAAGATCCAGAGGTTAGGTATCCTTAGAGGTACTTATGGTAAAGCTCACACAATCGACTTCCCAGCAGGTGACACAAACTCTTACCTATCAGGTAGGTCATTCTACTCTCGAGTAGATATTGGTCACTTGACACCAACAGCACATGCTGGCTTGGTATTTGATTTGAACGTAGCGTAGTTTTTACCCTTAGCCCTCCACGGAGGGTTAAGATGTGAAAATTAAACAAATAAACAAATGAATATTAGTGATATAAATAGTGAAACAAGAGCATTATGTGATGCAGATACAGGTAGTTATTCTGCAGCTGATTTGCTTCGTAGAGTTAATAATGCTTATGAACAAGTAGTAGGCTGGCTTATTAACCTTGATGGTAAATGGGAATTTGACGACACAAACTACACAAATTTCCCTATTGGTACTTACACATTAGTAAACTCACAAGGAAAATACTCTTTTAATGATAAATTCCTGCAGTTAATGGATGTTCAAATAATGAATGATCAAGGAAATTATGAGATTATTAAGCCAATAGACCAAAAAGACACTCAATCAGCTATTCCTTTAAGAGAAGAGTTTAAGACCGATGGCTTTCCTCTTTTCTATGACAAACTAAGTAGTGATACTATTGAGCTTTTTCCTGCACCAGATAATGGGGTGTCAGTAACTCTTGCAGATGGATTACGTATCTATTTTAAGAGAACAGCAGATATATTCACTAGTGCAGAAGTAACAACTGGGACAAAAGTACCAGGGTTTGATTCAACTTTTCATGTAATTTTGTGTTACATGGCAGCTATCCCTTATTGTATGAGCTATAAGAAAGATAGGGTTGCTTATTACGAAAGAGAAGTAGCTAGACTTAAGCAGGCGATGGTCAAGCAGTTTACTAAAAGGTCAAAAGACGAAAGGAATATTATCACTCCTAAAAGAATAAATTATATCTAATATGGCGAAAGTATCACTCACACTAGGAGAATCAAAAACAAAAGTAGATTTAAGCCTTGAAAGTAAAGACGACAGTTTAATATGGGATGATGCAGATTGGACTTGGGATAGTGCTACAAGCAAATGGAATGCACCAAAAATAACATTATCAAAAGAATCAAAAACAAAAGTAGATTTATCATTAGAGAGTAAATAAATGAATAAAGGATTTATACAAATTATAGGATTAGTAGCAATAACAATATTAGTTTCGGCTTATGCTGTTATTAACCATGTGCCTGTTGGAGTTTTAACTGTTGCTAGCAATAATCTAGGTGCAGTTCAGACAATCACAGAATTAAATGGCACAGATACTATGTCAGACTTCCCTACTCTGTATAATGCAAACTTAAACCTCATAAACAATAACAAGATTGAAATGTCTACGACTACCCTACCTGCAGTGACTACAATGACTGGATTAACCACTGTAGGAACTATTGGTACTGGTGTATGGCAGGGAACAGCTATAGGAGTAGCCTACAATGGCACAGGAACGACCTCTCCGACGAGTAAACAGTTAATGGTAGGTAATGGTGCATCTGGCTTCCAAGTCGTTGGATTTGGCTCATCTGGGCAGTTTTTAACATCAGGCGGTGCAGATACACTTCCTAGTTGGACAACGTCAGCTTTAGATACTGCTTTAGATTATAGTTTTACAGGTTCATATTTTGGAGTAGATAATCTTTTTGCATCTACAACAGCTCTAATAAATGCTACTTCTACTAATAGAATAAATGGTGCTACTTATTTTGGTGGTGATGGCTCAGATGGTGCTTTAGATACTTCAGGCGGTGCAGTAGATATAGATTTAACTAATGGAACTTCAACAATTAAAAATTATACTTCAATAAATGTAGCTTCAAATAATTTAACTTTTAGTAATGCACCAACTAATGGAGCAATAGTAACTCTTAAATCACAGGGAAACTGCACAATTTCTTCAACTATTGATGGAACTGGAGATGGTGCTTCTGCTGGAACTGGTGGAATTACAAGTCTTATAGGTTTAACTAATTTAGGTGGTAATGGAGAAACTAATACAGGTTCAGGAAGTGGAGGAGCAGGTGGAGCAATAACTTATTACATAAATTCATTAGCAGGAAAATCAATTAAGGTAAGTTCAGGAGCAGGTGGTGGAGGTGGAGGCAGTGGTTATGCTGGTGCAGGTGGTGCAGGTGGTGCAGGTGGCTTAGCTATTATCTTAGAATGTAGAGGAAGTTTAAACTTTTCAGGCACAATAGATGTTTCTGGAGCTGCTGGGGCTACTGGTTCAACAAGTGGAGGAGGTGGTGGCGGTGGTGGTGGTGGCACTATTGTCGTTATTTACGAACTTCTAACAGCTAATACAGGAACTTTAACAGTCACTGGTGGTGCTGGTGGAGTTGCACCTACTGATGGAGAAGGAACAAACAATGTGGGAACTGGTGGAGGTGGAGGTGGTAGTGTTTATGCTGGCTCAGTAGGTTTGGATGGGAGTCGAGCCGCTGGAGATGGAGGTAATGGAGGTGCAGGAGGTTTAGGTCAATCATTAATCATAAGAAATACAGAGTGGTAATGGGAAAGATAAAAACAAAAATCATAAATAGATTTGATGGCGGCATAATAGACGATATTAGAGAAGAAACAAACAAAGGATTTCAAATATCTACTCACTTTGATATTTTTACTAATCCTTTAAGACTAACTCCCTATAGAGATACAGAAGCAAATGAAACAAAAGCACAAAAGATAATCAAATTTTTATATGGCAACGGTAAACTTTATGGTTTAGGAGTAGTTTCAGGACAAAATTATGCAAAGATATTTGAAAAAGCAAGTAACCCTATAACTGATAGTTGGACAGCTTCTACAAGTGGTGAAAGTTCTGCTGGTGATAGAAATGAGGATGTATTTTTTTACTACAATGATGGCACACAAAAAAATCTATTTGGTTGGAGAGCAGGAACACATCTTTGGAAATATCAAATTACAGGCACACCAGCTTTTACAGATGCTTACCAAGCAATTACATATACAAATGTTGCTCAACCAGTAATTCATCCAGCAGATGATATTGCTTATTTTGCTCACGATAATAAGATATCAACACTAAACGCTACATCATTTTCTGCAAGTGCTTTAGTATTACCTGAAAACTTAATAATTACAGACCTAGAACCTTGGGGGAACTTACTTGCTATTGCTTGTAAGCCGAAGAATGCAGGAGAAAAATCAGTCGTATTCCTGTGGGATAGAGATAGTTCAGTGACTACTCTTACAGATGAAATTGATTGGGGAGAGGGTGATTTGCTCTATATTGCTAATTTAGACGGACAACTAATAGGCATTACAGACTATTTCTTAAATGATGGCACGTTAAATGCAGATAGAGGAAAACTTATTATAAAAAAGGCAGCTCCTCAAAAAGCAAGAACAGTTAAAGAGATACAGAAAACAGCAGATGATACAACAACTTTTATACCTAATCCAGGAACAACAGCAGCATCAAGGACTAAAATACTAAAAGATAATAAAATATTCTTTCCAGTAGCGGCATCAGACCAATCAGAAACATGGAGAGGTGTTGCAGTGGTAGATAGTAGAGGTGTAATAACAATGGATTTAGTAGAAGAAGATTGTAGTTCAAGTGGTATTCAAGGAATATTTTTACTAGGTAATTATTGGTTTATTGCTCATTCAAATGATGGTTCTGTAAACAGAATAAATAATAGTGCTTTATATACAAATACTTCAGTTTACCAATCACAAAAATATACTTTAGGAGATGCTTCTATTACTAAGAAACTATTGGGAGCAACAGTTATGACAGCACCTTTACCAACAGCAGGGCAAGTAGTTTTAAAGTATCGCAAAAACGAAGAGACAACATGGACGACTATTTTCACAGAAGCAACAGATAATTCAATTTCATTTTCAGCAATAAATACTGCTAGTGGCACATTACCTGAATATAAAGAAATTCAATTTAGAATAGAAAGCACAGGAGGTGCTGAAATTACAGGTCTTAAATTTAAAAGTGAAGTTATTGATAAAGATATATATTAAAATGCCAGAAGATATACAAGAAATAAATGATAAATTAGACCAATTATTTGCAAGTGATAAATATAAATTTCAAAAACACTTGCAGTTGTTTGATGAAAGAAATATACAGACGGGCAGAGGTGTTGGGACTAAGATTGGAACAGACACAGACCAGAAATTAGGATTTTGGGGAACAACACCAATTATCCAGCCAACAACATCAGTAGGAGAAGCAGCGTTTGTAGAACTTAGTGGCACAACAGTAAATGATAATACAACATTTGATGGATATACATTAAGACAAGTAATTAAAGCATTAAGAAATATAGGTTTATTACAATAATATCATGCCAATATCAGAAGAATTAAAAAGAGCAAGAGAAGTAGGCGACCCACAAGCATATTTAGCTGCGGGCGGTGCTTTAAGAGAAGGTCGCATACCAGAAATAGACCCTATGCAAGCGATTACTGGGGCTGATTTAGAACCAACACCAGCTGTTGAGTTTCAGCAGCCAGAAGAAACTCCAATCTTTCCTGTTGTTGAATTAGATGCAGAATTACCAACCTTAACTCAACCAGAACAAGAAACCCAAGAAATAACTCAACAAATTCAACAATTAAGTGCAGGCTTAGTTGGTGAAGCTGAATTTAGAGCTGCCGAAGAAGAAAAACGTGGAATATCTGAATTGGAAAGAGTACAAACAGATTTAGCAACAAGACTGAGAGCAATTCAAAGAGAAGCTCAAGCCATTCCTTTACAAATGCAACAAGAGGCGATTGGTAGAGGTATTACCAGGGCTGGTTTAAGACCTTTACAGACCGCTAGATTGAGAGAAAATGCTATTCAAGCACTTACCACAGCTTCTCAATTAGAAGCAGCCCGTGGCAATCTTACAACAGCTTTAGATTTAGCTGACAGAGCTGTAGCACAGAAATATGACCCTATAAAAGAAGATATCGCAGTTAAATTAGCTAATTTGGAACTTATAAGAAAATCTCCAGCTTATACAAGAGCTGAACAAGAAAGAGCAACAAAACAACAAAGAATTCAAAAGGCCGAAGAAAGAAGAATTGAACAATTAGAAGAAAATGAACAAGAAATTAAAAAGATAATGGCACAAGCTGCACAATTAAATGCTGACCCTGAAACATTAGAAAAAATATCAATAGCTAAAACTCCTATTGAAGCATTACAGGCCGCTGGACATTTTCTCGGCGCTGATTTTAGGGCTAAATTAGAAGAACAAACATTTAAACGAGCATTACAGGAATCCACTTATCAATTATCTGTTGATAAATTTAAAGAAGATACAAGACAATTCAATATAGAATATGCTAGGAGACAACAAGAACAAGCATTAAAAGATATAACAGATAAAGCTAAAACTTTACCTACTGAGTATTCAATAGAGAGAGGTAGAAGAACATATGACACTGCTGGAGAACTTTTAGATAAAGTTACTGGAATGACAGTTGGTTTAGGAAGTTGGTTGTCTATTATACCAGCGACAGATGCAAGAAACTTTAAAGCCGAGTTAGATAAATTAAAAGCTAATATTGCTTTTGGTGAATTAACAGCAATGCGTGAAGCATCTAAAACAGGTGGTGCTTTAGGTCAAGTATCAGAAAAGGAGTTGAGATTATTAGAATCAGCTTTAGGAGCATTAGATACAGGTCAAAGTCCAGAAAATTTCAGAAAGAGCTTGGAACAAATACAAACAAGTGTTCAGAATTGGTATAAGGCACAAGGAGTTGATATTACAGATCCAGGCATTGAAATAGCTGAACCAACAGTATTAGGAACAAATGTATTTTTAGATGTATTAGGTAGCCCATCGTCGACACCTAATATTTCACCTTTTTATTCACCTGAAACAGGATATAATATTCCACAATAATATGGCAGATTTAAGAGAAGCATTAAAGTATGCAGGTCAAAATCCAGAAAGTGATTTTGCCAAATTTTTAACCCAAAGAATAACATCGGGTGAAACTGATGTTGAAGCTCAAGAATTAGGTTTAGATTTATCCCCTATTAAAGAGAAATATCAGAAACCACCTGAGAGAATAGAAAAATTTCGTAGAGAAGCTATAACAGCAGAAGAAGAAGCACGAGAAATGGAGACCGTTTTAGGTAAAGCTGAAATTTTTGGAAAAGAATTCATTAGTAGATTAGGTGAGGTAACAGGAATCACACCAACAGCAGAACGTATCGCGGCTGGGATTGCCCCCTATGTTGTTCCAGAAGAAGAATTACCAGGTGTTGTAGAAGAATTGGTTGGATTAGAAAAAGAACCTATAGCAAAAGAACTTGCAGAAGTCGCTATTGACTTACCTTTAATTGGATTAGGTCTTAGTAAGAATATAGCTCGTGCTATTACAAAACAAGCAGGAAAAATGACAACTAGTCAATTTGTTAAATTTGCTAATAGACCTTTAATGGATTTTTTACCTAAAAGAGTTCAAGAAATAGCAAGAAAAGAAGTTACTGAAATTCCAGAAGAAGTTGTTGGAGCTGTAAAAACAAGAAGATTAGAAAAAGCTAAAAGTGAAGTTGGTGAAGCAGTTGGAAAAATTGTACAAGGGAAACCAAAAGATATTCCTGTAGCAACTAGAGCGTTAAAAAATATTGATACAGAAGGAATTAAAACTTATTCAGATTTAAGTGAAAGAATAACAGAAAAAGTAGATACTGTAGCCACTCATTTGGATTCTTTTTTGGATAAACAAACTGGAATTTTTAAAAATCCTGATTTGATTCAAACTACAAAAATTGATAAAAGAATTGTTAAACAAAATTTTGTTGATGACGCTATTAAACAACTTAAAGAACTTTATACGAAAATAAAAGAACCAACAGAATTAGCTAAAATTAGTAATCTAGAAGATAAATTAACTAGAGAAGGATTAACTGTGCGTGAATTAAATGATTTATCACGTCAATATGGTAGGGAATTTAGTAAAAAGGCGTTCTCTAAGACAACTGGAGAACCTCTAACAAGCATAAATGCACAAGCATTTGAAAATACTCGTAAAGGTATAAAAGAAGCTGTTAGAGGCAAAATTGAGGGAAATGTGCCAAAAGAATTAGATAAACAAATGAGTGATTTATTAAGCACACGAGTATTAACAAATAAGATGGAAATTAAAGTAAATTCACTATATCAAAGAATCCAAAAACGAGGAATATTTGAACAATTATCAAGAAAATTAGCTGATATAGTTGATGTTGCTTTGCTTAAAACTCCAACAGGTTTCTTTTCAAGAATGTTTCCAAGTAACATAGGACTTAAAACAATGAATGCTATTGATATTGAAAATCAATTAGCTAAAAATTTAAAGAAAATTGATAAATTGATGAAATTAGAGAATGACGATGCAGTTATTACAGGAATTGAAACAATTATAAGAGAAAATCAATAATTTTGATTAACTAAATTTTTAAAAATAGATTCAAGAAAAGATAATCCAAATAGTATTAAGAATGCCCATAATCCAAAAACATAGAAACAAGCAATTACTATAATTAAACGTAATATTAAATTCATAATCAATAATTATACACAACATCAATAATTTGTCAATATGCCAAAGAAAGTAACAAAAGCAAAAGCTAAAAAAATCCTCAGACATGGAGAGGTAAGAGGTAAAAGATTAACTAAAAAACAGAAAGGATTTTTTGGAGCTAGAGCGGGCGGAGCACCAATTAAAAGAAAATAAATGCCAAAAAAACTAACAAAACAAGAAAAAGATATTATCAAGCTCGCTAAATCAGGCGGGACTGATAAGGAATTGGTTATTTTAAGAAAAATCCATGAAATGGAAGACGAGTTTAATGATGTAATGGAAACCTTTAAAACAATAAAGAAGAACCTAGCCGACAACTTCAAGAATGAATCAGCAATAGTAGAGAAATTATTTGATGAAATAAATGAAAAACTGATAGTAAAACTAGCCCTCAAGATAACCAAACTAAAAAAGGGAGATAAAGGAGATAGTCCGACTGAAAAAGAATTACTTGGGCTTATAAAGCCACTTGTTCCATCCAAGATAACAGACGAACAATTAAAAGCACTTATTATCCCACTTATTCCCGAAGTAAAAGACGGAAAAGACGCAGATGAAGAAAAGATTATTGAAGAAATTAAAAGCCAAATAGAAATTCCCAAAATAGAAGATATTGCAGACCAATTACCTGAAATGGGCGAAGAAGTAAGAGATGCCCTAGAATTACTACAAGGAGACGAAAGATTAAAATGGGAAGCTATTAGAGGATTAAAAGAGAAGTTTAAGGAAATGAAAGAACAAATAGATAGTATACCAATTGGTAAACTTGGGGGAGGTGGAACAAGCGACTTAGGTGTAAAAGCATCTCTTAGTAGAGTTGTTAAGACAGAAACGCCAACAGGCAATATTAACGGAAGTAATAAAACTTATACAACCACAACAACAATAAATGCAGTATTAAGTTTTGGAATAAATGGAATGGTAATACATGACGATGAATATTCTATTAGTGGAAAAACAATAACATTCACAACAGCACTTCCAGCGGCATTATCAGGTAAATCTTTCAAAATAGTTTACGTATAAATATGAAATATAAAATCCTAGTAACAATTTTAATGTTTATGATGGCATTGACAGCAAATGCCACTGATTTTACTGATTGGTTGCATGAAATATATCTACAAAGCGAAGAGATAAATGAAGAAATTGATTTAGGACTTTCTACTTATATGTCGATACAAGTTGGTTCTTCACCAGCTAATGGTTATATATTGCAAACAGATGGGACTGATTCTACATGGATTGACTCCTCTTCTATCTCAGGAGTTCAGAATTGGGAACTTAACCCTTCTGGCAATCTAACACCTACTACAACCCCCTTAACGGTTGAAATAAGCGATTTTCAAGCTACTTCTACTACCGCAACCTCTACAATAGCCGCAGGATTAACTATCGCTAGTTCTGCAGGTAATGTAGGTATAGCAACAACAGCACCAGCGCATACTTTAGATGTATGTGGAACAATGCAGTCAGATACATTAAGAATTACAACAATGCAAGCAAAAGATGATAATAGTAT